TTCGGTAAGGGAACCGTATCTACTACAGAACGATACATAGCAGGACCCAGTAAGGGTCTTGTTGTGAAATCGAGTAGTAGCGCGTCCTGGGGTAGCCTAAAAGGGACACAGACAACTGTGTCGGAGGGACATCCCTTCAAGAGTCGCCGTACCGGCGACCCTGGGGATGTGGGCGGTGAGTTTTACACAACACGTCAGTATGTCCTCCGGAAACCCGGTAGGACACAGCTGCACGTCGAGTGGAATAACCCACCGTACTCCGTAGTGACCGACGTTTACGACGGTCCCACGGCCCCGGTTGACCCCTCTACATTGACCTACCCTCCGACTTTGGAGAGTACCACATCGGCACTCAACAAGTCGGGGGCGACGGCAATTGCGAGGTGTAAACCGACCAACTCAGTGGCAGACGCCTCAGTCTTTCTGGGCGAGCTTCTCAAGGACGGTCTCCCCGCTTTGGCGGGGCACCGCACCTGGAAAGCTAGGACTCGCCGGGCTCAAGAAGCCGCAGGTGAGTACCTAAACGTCCAGTTCGGCTGGCGACCTCTCGTTAACGACGTGCGGAATTTCTCGTACGCCGTTACTCATGCTCATAATGTTTTGTCACAATATGAGCGTGATAACGGGAAGGTCGTTCGGCGGACCTACCGCTTCCCTGTACAACGCAGCACTACCGACACTGTTTGGAAGACTAACGCCAGGATGGTTCTCCAACCTGACGCGTCTTCCTTCTATGCCGGTACTCCTGCTGGGACCGTGATTCGTACCCGTGAGACGGTACGCAATCAGTGGTTCTCTGGTGCGTTTACTTACCACATGCCGACGGGCAGCGATGCTCGTTCGGCAATGGGAAGGCACGCACTTGAGGCCAAGAAACTTCTTGGCATATCACTGACGCCAGATACTCTCTGGAATCTCGCTCCCTGGAGCTGGACTGTCGACTGGTTTTCTAATACTGGAGATGTTATTTCCAATATTAGTGACTGGGCAACCGATGGCCTGGTTATGCGGTATGGCTATATGATGGAACATACCATCGTAAAAGATAGCTACCGTCTGGTCTTTAGTAGTGGCGTTGCCCCTACTAAGTCAGATGCGCCCCTTGTCTTGGTCACTGAGACTAAGATAAGGAAGCGTGCTAACCCCTTTGGTTTCGGCCTTACCTGGAACGGACTTAGTACCGTCCAGCTGGCCATCCTGGGGGCTCTCGGAATTTCCCGGAGTCTCTAGGCAGTCATAAACTGCTGTTAAAACACCAGGATTCCCCTAAAAGGGAATCAGAGAAGGAGCACGCCTATGGCGTTTTCAGACCCTCAGTCAATCACGATCTCGGCTGTCACTACGCCGTTGCCCCGTACGAGTACGGGTACCAACGGGAGTGAATACTCGAGTTCCGACGGACTGATTAAGCTCGCCGCTAACTCCACCTACGGGCGGAGGACGCGACGTGTGCTTCGGGTTGACCATTCGAAGATCACCTCGGATCCGTTTATCCCGGCGCAGAACACGAAGGTTTCGATGAGTAACTACATCGTCTTCGACGTGCCTGTCGTCGGGTACACGAATACCGAGGCTCTGGCAGTTTACACGGGCTTTAAGACCCTGTTCACTGCTAGTTCCGATGCGCTCATCACCAAGTTGCTTGGTGGTGAGTCGTAAAGGAACGTGATCATCGGAGTCAGGATCGGCTCGCAAGGCTCTTTTTCGGAACGGTACTTCTTGTACTCGTTTCGGGTTGGAGTTTCTTGCTTGGGATCCTAGTCATTTGGCTAGACGATACGGATCTTATGATTCGTTTCGCTCGAATGATTGATGTGTACTTAGTATACATCGCTCATTCCTTGTAGCCAAACTGATTCGACAGTCATAGGCTAGGACTAAGTCACCTCTGTTAGGAGGGCTTATGAAAAGCCTATTGCTGCTCTGGCAAAGGCTCGCACTTGAATGTGCGAGTAGATGTCACACTAGCGCCACCATGGACATTAAAACTGTCCATGCGCGGTTCGAACATGAGGGGTTCTCGTTTTTGACGATTTCCCTGGCTAACTTTGGCGCAGACTTCCAAAAAAGTCTAGACCAAGGTTATGTCGATCGACGTCTTTTCACTGGTTTCCAGTGGAAAGAAGGTCTCCCCCGATTTCTCGGAGGTTTCCTTGATCGTGTGTTCGACCGCTATAGTGGTGTCCTATTGGACGAGCCGTGCTGGGATGCAATGCTCTCTGTACGTCAGCTTTCGCTGATGTTCAGTAAGATTGCTCTCGACTGTTCTCCGGAACGGAAAAGAGCCGCCTTGCGCAGCTATGTCCAATGTGAGAAGGATGTCCGTTTGAACGATGCGAAGCTAGCCCCGATTGATTTCGAGGACTTTCATCGCATCAGTTCTCTCCTGTTTGGAACCATGTTCTCGAAAATTGACCGAGAGGTCTATAATCTTGAACTTGTACCCAAACATGGTCCGGGCTCTACAGCTGATCGGCTTAGCGGTAACGCTAAGTACGACCAGAGAGAATGGACCGCCCGATTGGAGGCGATATTCCCCGCTGGGGAATTTCTACTCCCTAATTGGCGTTATTACGACCAACTAGACGGGATAGACATCCTCGAACCTGGAGAAGAACGACCTGTTAAGGTCATTCTTGTTCCTAAAACGATGAAGACGCCGCGAGTAATCGCTATGGAGCCGACCTGTATGCAATTTGCACAACAGGCGATCCGTAGCGCGTTCTACGATTACGTCAAGGGCGATAAGCTCTTGAATCGTATGATCGGATTTGAACACCAGGAGCCTAACCAGCTCCTGGCTCAAAAGGGATCCAGTGATGGATCTCTTGCGACACTCGACTTGAGTGAAGCGTCCGATCGCGTCTCCAATCAGCTCGTACGGAAAATGTTCGCCAATCACCGCTGGTTGTATGCGGCGATTGATGCAACACGTTCCCGAAAGGCTGACGTAGATGGTGAGATTATTCGTCTCGCCAAATACGCGTCTATGGGTTCGGCTCTTTGCTTTCCCATTGAGGCTATGGTCTTTTTGACCTTAGTCTTTCTTGGGATTGAAAAATGCAAAGAGTCTAGGACTCCCCTTACAAGGGCAGAGATAGAATCTCTGTCCCTGAAGGTGCGTGTCTACGGAGACGATATTATCGTCCCTGTAGAATATGTGTCGTCCGTGAACACGGTGCTTGAGCATTTTGGTGCAAAAGTTAACCGTGGCAAGTCCTTCTGGAACGGTAAGTTCCGGGAATCTTGCGGGAAGGAGTACTTTGATGGCTTTGACGTTTCAATTGTCAAAGTCAGACAAGCATGGCCTTCCTCACGGCAGGACGTACAGGCAGTCAACTCACTTGTGAGCCTTCGTAACCAGCTATATCATGCTGGTTATTGGCAAACCTGTGAGTGGCTTGACGGAAAGATTTCCGGGATGCTTAAGCATTATCCGGTGGTCCTTCCGACTTCGCCTGTGTTGGGCAGACACTCCTTCCTTGGGTATGAAACCCATCGTTTGGATGTTAACACGCATAGTCCCTTGGTTAAGGGCTATGTACTGTATGCCAGACTCCCCAAGAATTCTCTTGAGGACTATGGCGCCCTTCTCAAATGCCTCCTTCCGGATGCACGCTCGGCCCAATCGAATATGAGAATATTCGGGCAAGCCGATAACGGCAGATGGGCTGTGGTTCAGCCAGCCACAGTTGATGAGGACCATTTGGAACGTTCTGGACGTCCCTTAGTCGTCGACATCAAACTAAGGATGGCTCCGCCGTATTAGTGGCGGGGTGGGGCGCAAGCCCCGAGTGGGAGGTCAAGGGTTGGTTCCTCCGCGCATTTCAGCGTCGGACGACCAATCCCCAGTTCCTCTCTTGAGATTTCTCCCTTAATTGGGAGGCCTCTCGGGAGATGCACTTGGCAGTGCATCTCCCACTCCATAGTGGCGGG